ATGTGGCTTCTAAACTCGCACAGATGGCTGGTGCGTGGACCTATGCTACAGAGAAGATAGGTTTTGATAGACTACTTAAACCTGGCAAACGTACTATCATGGCTGCTCTTAAAAAGGGTGGATGGGAAGGAGCACAAGAAGTAGTTGAAACAATGGGTCATAATCTTCTGGAATATTTCGGGTATGATTATCGCAAACCAGAAGATATACCAACTGCTGTTAAAGCAGCATTTGATCACATAATGGATGGCTGGCAAGATGCTTTGGTCGGTGGTATTGGTGCTGGTGGAATGGTTAGTGTTGTTATGCCGGGTGTGCGGCCTGGGCCAGAGATTAAGGCACTGGGTGACGCATGGACTCAAATAGAACAACAACCTGATATTACACCACAGCAAAAAGAACAAGCATTACAATATATAGGTGACATAGAAACTGAAATTGAAGAACAGATAATAAATAAATTTCCTGATGTAATAAACAGTCAAGAATCACTTGAAAGAGTTGGAAACCAGATTGCTGAAAAACTTGAAGTTGAAGGAATTACGTGGAAATGGGGAACCAGAAAACGAAGTAAAATAGCATATTATAGACCATCAGAAAAATCAATTACATTTAATCCCAATCATAGAATATTCAAAGAAGATATAGCACGCCTTAAAATTAAACGCGGAAGATCGCCTGATTCTTGGGTTGATGTCGTAAATGAAACTCCTGGTGAGTTCAATCAAGATTATGTTAAACGTGTTATTATACATGAACTTGGTCATCAAGCTGAACCTGGTACTGGTAGAATATATCATACTAAAGATTTTCGTGATTGGGTTAATACTAATATCCGGAATTTATTAGAACAAACATGGCAGAAGGTAATTCCTATTGGAGATCCTAAAGCTATCGGCCCAATCACAACTCCCCCCACTGTAGAAGAACTCATTAAGAAACCGATTGAAGAGATTGAACCTCAGACAGAAGATCATGCCATAGGACATCAGTATGGTTTAACTAATGAACAAGTGGATAGCAGATTGAATGAAGCAGAACTGAGGTATAAAGAATTACAACTCAAAGATAAGCGAACCCAGGAAGAATTTGAAGAGTTCGCTTACCTTAAAGAAAACAGAACTAACATCGAAGCCCTGTTAGAGCGAGAGACACAGCCAGTAGCCCTGCCTAAAATCAAAAGGACACAGAAGAACCTCTTAGCATTAGGCCATAAAATAGCGCGCGAGGCTGAACTTACTGACGAAGAATATCGTGACTTCGCTGAGATAGTGACAGGTAAGCGTTCTATGGGTGACATGTCTAAGGCAGAGCGGAATGAATTTGTCTCAGCCCTTGAAGAATCTTACGGTACGCCCAAGGAATTAACTCCTGAAGATTATGACATGCCTATCACTGTTGCTGGTAGAGCAACTTCGATGCGTGAAGTTTACGGCGAAGCTGTTAAAGCCACGGATGCACTTGTTGATAAAAAAGAAGTTCCAGAAACAGTTAAGATAGGTTTCGGTAAAACTGGTACGATACAAGGTTTCAAAAATTTCTTCTTCGGCATTGATAATACACCACCTTATCATCTTGCAAGAATACTCGATGGCGGTACAGAAGGTATCTTCTCAGAAGTGCTGGATAAGGGTATCGAAGCTGGTAGGAAAAACTCAGCGGCCCACACAAGATCTGTAATGAATGCTCTTCTAACTGAATTACAGGATTCTGGTATAACTGATGCTGATCTGGCCAAAATGAGTAAAGCTGTTAATCCAAGATTGCAAACTCATCAGATGATTAGCGAAGGTGCGGCTACAGAAAGTTTTGTAATAAACATAAATAATCAGAACTTTGAAATGACAATGGCTAATCTGTTGGACATCTATCTGATAAGCAATCAGGAAGCAGGAATGCGACACTTAACCAAAGGCGGCCTGGTGATAGAAGGAGTTGAGACTGGTGCGTTATCAGAAGAACAAATAGCTAATCTGCGGCAACAAGTAGAAGATGATCCGAAGGCCAAGAAGATTGCTGATACGATATTAGAAATAGGTGAACAGATTTGGAAACCATCTATCAACCAAGTCTCACAAAGACTTGAAGGGAAAGAGATAGCTACTGTGCCGGACTGGTGGGGCCTTGAAGTCTATATGCCGAAGAGATTAGCTGGTAAAACCCGGATGGGAAAACTGGGCCAATTCGGTGTCAATCTAATCGAGGATAAAGGAATACTCAAAGACAGAACCAGGAGTATAGCACCATTAGTTCTACGTGATGCTCTAAGAAGGTTCAGTGTTTTTGAAAGTGCTATAGCTGAATATGCTGGTATGGCTGAAGCTTCCAGAACATCAAGAACTCTACTTAACGATACTAATATAGCCGCAGCACTTGATCAAAAAGGATATAATGATGTACGCAAACGTATCCTTAAGATCCACGAACAGGCTCAAAGTTTGCCAGCATTTGAAGGTAATTTTTCTGCGTGGTTTGCAAAACGTTTACCAGGATTATATCGTGCTGTCTTATTCTTCAATCCAAGAGTTGTAGCCAGTCAGTATACATCAGCTTTCAACTATGGTGCTTATGTATCATCGGAATTTTTACCCAGTATCAAGGATGGTTTGAGTGTCGAGAACTCATTAGAAACATTGGCTCTGTCAGACATCGCTTGGGATCGATTCCACATGGGCCATAGCAGTCTCGAACTGGGTGAAGCAACTCAGTCTGATGCGGCATTACGGATGTGGACCGGGGGTAAAAGTTCTGACATTAATAAAGCTGGATGGGCAATGAAAGTGGCTGACCTGGGTGCCCTTACAGCCGGGATGGAGATGGCCCAAGATGAATATGATGCCACACGAAAAGGCACAATAGAAGGATTCTCTGCTGAGTGGTGGCTCGATAAAGATAACCTTCCTGAGGCAGATATTGATCTGTGGAGAAAAGTTCAAGAAGAGGGAGAGGAAGCAGATCCAGAAGAAAGACAAGCAGTTGAAGAATGGAGACGATTAGTTACAGATCGTGCAGAATATCTTTGGCAGAGAACACAGCCATCATGGGACAGGTGGAATAGGTCTACATTAACATCTCAAAAAGGTATACGGCGATTGTTTTTATTGTTCCGTTCTTTCCATGAGAAATCGCTTACAATATTCAACGAAGCTAAGATGGATTATGAAAACAGTGCAAAGACTCTCGATGATAAAACAAAGTTTGCTCAGAAAACTGGTGCCGTTCTTACTGGCTATACTGTTAATATGTTCTTACGACTTGCTATCATGGCGGCTATAACCAGAGAACTCAAAGAACCTGTTAAATATTTTGAAGAGTTCTTAACTTCATGGACAGCTATGTTTCCGATCTTTGGTAAAGTTCTTAAAACGACAGTGAACAGGTTTGTAGATACTTTGGCAGGAGCTAAACCAAGTTACATCGGTGAAGCTGTGGAATCATATCCTGTTCGAGTGATCAATATGGTACTGAAAAGTCCAACTGACATGGCACAGGCAGCGGCCCATCTTATCAATGGTAACAATGAAGAGGCCGAGAAAGCTTTCGAGCGTGGTATTAGTAGATTTGCCGAAGGTGTTGGTACGTTATCTGGCGTTCCTGTACCTGAGATCAAACGTGTTCTTCCTAAAGGGGAAGAGGAATCAACAGGGAGACGTGCTCCGGCTAAGCGGACTGCACCAAATAGAAGGGAGCCGAGATGAACGATGAAGAACGTGACATGCTGCTTGTTGAAATGCGACAAGACATCAAGTGGATTAAAGACTGGATCAAAGACCAGGGCAAATACAAATTAATGGTGTGGGGTGCTTTGATCGCTGCTGTTATTAGTTTGGTCAGTAGATAGTTTATCTTTTTCACAGTTATGTCTACCGCAATTATCGCATTGCGTTATCCATTCCCTCATACCACCAGGATTTCTTGCTCTTACAATTCCACCGCAATATTTACATTCCATCTTCTCACTCCCCCACCAAAGCCCTGCCAGCCTGATTACTGATCGGGATGCCTTGGGACCACATGATCTGGGGTTGAGGATTAGTAATTTTACCTTGTGTCTTGTTATTTATTTCAGCTAAATCCATAAAATTTAACATTACTTCTTTGGGAATTAGTCGAAATTCACCCTCTCTACACCAAAGCATAGGTACTACAGACTCTTCTTTTTTGCGCCCATCGAAAAAAAGAATTGGGGCGTGTCCTTTTATAATTGTGAATTGTTTTACATTAGTGCTCATCCCAAATCTCCTTTAACCTCTGATATGAAGCGGGGGCATCCCCACTGAACAACTGATCCCTGAACGTGCCTTGTGGGAACGCACCGACCCAATTCCCCCAAGGCACATCTCTGAGAATCCTGATACCATAATGATCCCGGTACGCGATCACGGCAACGTACCGAGTTTTGCCATGTGCAGATGTCACTCGTATGATCCAGCCAGGATGAGTCGTTGGTGGAATAGGGTTAAAACCACCGAAAAACTCAACCTGGCCTTCGTACAATGCCCGGACTATAGCTGGCCTGGGGCAGTTGTTTTCCAGCCATAGTATTAAATGTGTGCGTGATTGAAAGTGGGTCATACTATTTGAACACCTTGATAAAAAGTTTTTACTTCTGACAAATCGGCAGAAGGTGCCCATTCATTAGAAAGCACACCACGCCCTAAATCCAAAGCGTATATTCGCCCAGATTTAAGCACAATGTTTATTGTTGGCCTGAACAATAAACGCGGTAAATCATTTCTGTTACTGGCATATCTCGCCACCGGAATCTCCTTCGGTTTTTCCAATGCCTTGATTGCTTCAAATGATTCTGTGCTGATAGTATTTAACGGTACTATCTTGCCGTCTACTTCTGCTGTGATTCTAATATTTGGCATGTTTTTCCTTTCAAAATCAGGACATATTGCTATGTCAAATTTTCCCTCTGTGTATCTTCTTTTGTCACAGAGAAGTCGCCCATTAAAATTTATACAATTACCGCATAAAGGATCATTCATCAAGACACTATCTTCCTCTCACTCTTCATTGTTCTGATTACACTATCCTTCTTACGATTGTCAGCTACAGCACCGACACCGAGGATACCCAATAATGTGATACCGGCACCAACAGGATTGATGGTTCCACCTTGTGCAGCTACAACACCTATTTCAAATAGTTTTTGCTTGAATAAATCTTGCCTATCCAGATCTACAAAGGCCAGTTCAATATCAACAATATACTTGTTTACTTCATTCTGAAGCTGTTGGCGTGTGACATCACGATCAGGATTGAACGGTGATTTTACCTGGGATTCACAGCCCATGAGCCACACTCCTAATACTACAACTATTACTGCTGCTGTTGTTAGAAACTGATTGTGTCTTAACATTTCTTTGATTTTGTTTAACATTTCTGTTCTCCAATTAAAATTTACATGGATTTTTGGGGTCTTTAGGGACCCATGTTACTTCACAATAACCAGTTATTTTACCACATTTGCCCCATATAAATCCAGGCACAGGAGCAAGGTGCATGGTTGTACCAGCATACACTCTATGAAAAGCATGGCCATTTTTATAACAAAATAATTTTTGCGGATGTTTTATACAAATAACACTAATTACACCCGTGTCAATTCCTGAAATCGTATAGGTTCGTGATTGTTCGCCACTTATGTCGTGACACTGTAATTGATCTTCTAATTTAAGTTTTTTCATTTCTCTGTTCTCCTACTAATCTTTCTGTAACTGCACTTAATATTGTTATTAAATTTCCACATTCATCACAATGCCATCTCATCTTCTCCTAACTTTTAGGACGACCTAAATACGCTGAGTAAACCCAGTCTTGTAACTCAAGACCACGATATGTATATTGTCTCCTGTCACCAACCTTAGCACGGAAATCTATAATGGTTGGACAGGCTTGTTTTAACCATCGCCCGAAATAAATATTATTGCCAGCTTTGTGCCCTGTCTTAGCACACCACATCTCCCATGCTTCGTATAGCTGACTTTTAGTTATATAAGCATCCGCACTTTTAATACAGCACTCTTTCAAAAATGCTGTTACAGGTGCAGTTATTTCCGTCAGTTGTTGCAAAAGTGGTTCGGAAGATTTAGGCATGGTAAATCTACCTTGTTCTCTAAGATCTTTCAAGCCTTGTAAAGCAAAGTTAATAAGTTTACCATCACGGGCTTCTTGACGTAATCGATCTTTCAAAGTGAAATCTTCTCTGCCGATATATGAATTGGGAAAATTAAGAATTATAGATCTGGCTACGAGTGCTTTAGCCGGGTCTGAAAAACCAGGGAGATCATTCATGGCAATGGTAAATCTACAAGTCAGATAAAGATCGAATGGTTGTATATATTTGGGATTCACCGTGATTGAATCTCTACCAGTTACCTGTAATATCGTTTGCAACGCCGCATCAGCTTCGCCTCTTCTCGGTGTTCTTGCATCACCAAGTGTGGCAGCAAGTTTACCTATAAGTGAATACAATCCATGTGTATTAGCTAATGCTTGAAAACTTGTAGCGTTGTACTGATTTTTGCCGAGCATACTATGCAATGTTTCAAGTATCGTACTTTTGCCTGATCTTGCGTCACCAATGAAAATCATCAATTTCTCTTGTGTCATATCCGGTACGAGATTGTAACCAAACCACTGGGCCAGTGCCTGAATACATTCGGCATCTTCATTGAATATCTGATTACAGGTATCTGTATACAGATTGGACCAGGCGTTCTCATCGAAGGCATAGGGGAAAACATTATAAGTGAATAATCGTGGATCGGGATTATGTAATACAATATTACCCTTCATATATTCATTTACATCAAGCATACCATTCTTGAAAATTATAAGGTTATTCGGATGTGGGTGTTCTTCTTTATCGAGCCACACAGGGGGATCTTTTTCTATCGGGCACCACCTATTCATGGCATCGATGATGTCATTTACTTTAGATCTGGTAGGTTTGTAAGGAACTATGTTCTTTACACCCATAACATTTGTTTTTACAAATTGTTTACCCTCAAGAAATTTATATAACTCTCCCTTGAACAACGCTACAGATAACTCTTCATAGTGATCTTTAACCCACTGCATCCATTGGCCACGATAATTACGAAGTATTGGTATGTCGTTAAGCATATGTGACTCATTCATAAACCGTTCAGCAATAAGAAAAGCTACATCATTTTCAAACACATCAGGATCTATCTCTTTATTTTCGTCACCGTGTTCACCAACATATTCAAATAGCGAAGCTTGGGTAAGGCCACGCTGTACCCACTGTCGTAAATCTTTAATTCCTTCTGGTGGGAGTATACACTTAATATCTTCGACTGCATCTTTGATATTAAGAAAAGTTTTCTCCATCCCTTTCTTGCCAGCACCAGCATCATTGTCACCTATGATCCAGACTTCGTGACCCGTGAGAGGCATCTCTTTAAGGATGTCCATACCCCCTTCAGCAGAAGGCCGACCAATCGCCACGAAGCCCAGATCCATAGCCGCAAAAACATCAGATGCACCTTCCACGATAATAAGCGGTATTTCGGTTTCATACAAGATACTCCCCGTAGATCTACGCTGCCGTTTTTTATCGAGTATATGTAAATGCCCATCAGGTGGAATTTCTCGTATTGAGTTTTCCTTAATGCGATTACATGCCGCAGCAGACGGACCTTGTAAATCTTCGTAGTCCGAGGAAACTCTGCACCAATCAGATCGTCCACAGATGGGGCACACCTCACCTGTTCGGTGGACTTGAACCCAATGGAATTTTCCTGCATCATATTTTTTATCTCCTATTGCATGGTCTGAATTGTAGGCGTAAATCAGACCACGCTTAGAACCTTTAGCCATAAACTTCTTACCATTATGGTATCGTTTGAGTAAACCAATGATGTCACCTTTAGCGTCACGCTCTGCAAATATCCAGGCATATTCACCAGGGAAATATCCTATGCCAAGCGTTTCTAAAGAAGCTATAGTGACACCAAGTTCTTCAGCGAAGTGTTCTAACATGCCTTTGGTGACGTTGTTTTTATAAATGTCGTGTTGTTCGGCGAAGGTTAAGTCCATGTTATGCCTTTATACTATGCCCCTGATAGAAAATCTATCCTCTTCTTGTCGTTGAATTATTAATTGAACATTTTCTGGATATTTCCAGTTTAATGTTTTCAAATGATCAATAAATAACTCTTCTGGAAAATAATTAAATGCTGCTATAAACAACGGGGTTTCTAACATTTTACACCCGCCATACCATCCAGTAGGTAAGAAATCAGCGTCAACGCTAACAAAAGGTTTTTGGTGCACTGTACTATTGAAAAAAAAATTAACTTCAATTATTTTTTCATTATCATCTTCGCAAATATCAAAGCTTAAAATACAATTATCTACTACGCTCATATCACACCTCAAAAATAGATGCTGGCGGGCAGGGAATCGAACCCAAAGGCACCATCCTAAAAGCGGAATCGAACCGCCGAAGAGAGCTACTCTTCAGACCATCATTGACCCGCCAGCATCACCTGATTGATACTCTAAAACTTGGCGACACTCTCCAACGTCTTATCCCTAATCGTCAACCACTGTTCCGGGGTGACATCTTCTGATGCCACATCAGGACCAGCGATCTCAGCAATAGCACTATGCCATACTTCTCCAATTACTTTATCAACGATAGAAGGATCACGCAGTTCTACAATAGTATTCCATGCTTCGTTCATAGTACACGCAGTTTCATCTGGCTTTGGTGGCGGCACTACAGCATCTTTTGATTCTGGTTTAGGCGGTGGGCCACCTACTTTGGTTTTAGCTTTGGCTGCTGCTTTAATGTTTTTAGCTGACTTAGCAGCCATCTTTTGTGCCTTTACTTCAGGTGAATCAGGTGCAGCATCATCAGCAGGTACCCGTGCTGGATGTGCCTTAGCCGGAGCTTTGGCGGCAGTAGCCACTGGCTTCGCTGTTGCGTTCTTGGCACCCAGGGCAGCGAACTGTTTATCTAAGCTCTTCAATTCAGCAGCATCGAGTCTGCGGAGTTGTGCTCCTGGTTCGGCATCATACACATCGATCCAGTTGACCTGATATGGATACGTGGCCTCTTCATAAGTATTCTCGCCAATTCTAACCTGAAATTCAAGGTCATCATACTTGCCGTTAGCAAGTTGTACCAGTGATCTGCCGTCCCAGTTGAATACTTTCTTGACCTGATCCATACTAAGCGTGGGTCCGATCTCCCCACCCTTCTTTTTGATGGCACCATAGAGGCACAAGAACGCAGTGATCTCAGCGTTCCATTCGCTATAGTCAAACCATTTCCCCTCTTTCACATCGTAAACTTCAGTGAGTAGAACTCTTACATTGAACCACGGTAGTTCTATGTCAGTGCCCTTTTTCTTCTTACCGTCAATACCATGCTCAAGAAGTTTACATCTGAATGTTCCGATTCGGTCTAAGCTCATGTTTTACCCTTTCATTAAAATTAATTCTATCATTTTATATCAAACAACTGAGAAGGACAAAAATCACCACACCAATCAAATGGATTATGTTCTGTTGTAAACGGATTTCTTCGACAGGTAATATCGGGAGAAGATACCTTCTTTGGGGGACTCCCGACCATCTTCCATTTTCTGGCCCCAAATATACAATTACTACATTTGGCATTTTTAACAGCATTCTTAATACTATTTGTATATTTTGTCCACGCTCTAATTATATAAAACATAATCAGAACAAGGAACAACATAAAAACCCCCGCAACGACACTTATGATATCACTCGAAGTCCATATCATTTCTTCACCCTCTTACATTTAATACACACTCCAACACCATCCGGTATCGGTGTACCACAAGCACACCGTTTTAGCCCGGCATTATCTAATATCTCATTCACGTCCCGTCCCGTGACTGATTCTGGCACAGCATCAGGTTTATATTTCGCCATGAACATCTTGAACTGTTCGTCTGATAGGATTTTGCGTTTGTGTTGTTCCCTTGCTATCAGTATCGACATATGCTCAAACGCAACACGATCACATGCTGCTGCTTTACCACTATCCCCATGGCAGAATTTGAATTTAAGCCCGGAGTTACAGGGGCAAAGTTCGTTACGCCCTGGTTCTGGTCCTCTGAATTTTATACCCATTAGTCACCTCTTAATTCTACATCAATAGCAATACTCTGTTTTATAGCCCCATATTGACTATCAGTATATTCTTCTGTTGTCTTTTTATTAATATTCTGTGCCCACTTCAAAGCTGCTCGCCAAGTAATTTCACAATCACCTTTATAAATATTTTCGCCTTTGTTTTGACGCGGGACCATAATTTTCTTAAACCATTTTTCAAACTGTTCCATCACTCACCCCCTTCCTCTGGAATATCACGCCATGCTTCATCAAACAAGAACTTCCATATGGAATCATCCGCGGGATTATCAAATGATACTACGGGGAACCTGTACGGGATGGTCCGTGACTTAGCCTTATAGTAAACCTCTGGGGCATGGACGTGGATAATTCTGTTACCGGTTGATGTAGCCTTGGCCACCTTAGCCTTTTCACTATCCTTAGCAGCTACTACGCCTTCATTACTAATCTTGAGCACGTGATCTGCCCACTCACACCACAGGCCCCAGATAGCAGGAGTAGCACCATGTTTAGGTTGCAGCTTAGGCACATCACAGAGATAATCTTCACCGCCAGCATTAGCAATGGAGATCTGATTCATCTGGCATAAGATACATACATTTTTACCACGTCTGATCAAAGCATCGAAGTCTGCAAGAGGCAATCGCATGGTGTCATACAGGTGGCGGTAGCCTTTACCCCACCCATATTGCTCGATGTTTTTTACCTTAATGTTATTTTCTTTGCCACCTAATACATTCTCCAACATCCAAACAAGTGCCCAATCTTCAAGTATATTACCAGTATCAACGACAAGTGTTTCATAGTTATCAAGTAAATCAGGTTGTTGTACGGCCATTCTGAAATCATCGAATGTTTCTATGCCGGGAATATATTTTAGTTTTTCACCAGTGACAGGGTGCCGAATTTCACGACCACCATCATCAAGACCAGCGAACACAGGTGTGGGTAGCATTGAGGCAAGTGTGGTTTTGCCCATACCTGAATCGGCATACTTAATAATTTTCTTACCCCCATTATCATCACCCCAGACAGCAACCTGGAATGTTTTATTGGCCGTTTTCTGCTGTTGTTGTTTGGCGGCTTTCGGTTTCGCGGACACCAGGACAGGGGGGGCTTTTGTCAGCTTCGGTTTTGTTGGTGGTTTGTTTGATAGGGTCATTTGATATTTCCTTTCGTACTAAATATGAAAAACCATTATCGCGCCATACTTTTTTCTTATCTTTATCCATAATAGATGACATAAGTAAGTAAGTAAGATTTTCCAACTGGTGTTTATTAAACTCATATATAGAGATGCCATAAAAATAACACACACTATTAGGACATACTTGATTAAGTTTTTCTTTTACCTTGGTTTTAGTCATCACAATTCTCCTTGCAATTTTTACATGTTCTGTCAACTACATCAGCATTCTTTTCTTTTATTAGTTTGGAATATATTTCATCAACTTTACGACTGGCACAATAGTCGGCCAGGTGGATTAGGTTGGCGAAGGCTTCTGTTGGTCTGTATGCAGGATCAGTTGTCCATATCCCCATATGGCCAGCGATTCCACTAAAAATTCTTTGATAAGTAGCCTCACTTAGTTCCAAATCAGCTATTTCGTTTATCTTAAAAGCCAACGTCACCCCATGTGTCCCTGTTACACCTTGTTCAAGCGAATAGCCTTGTGCGTTCAGACCTTTGCCATTCTTGAGCATGTCGTGTAATAGGAGTGTTGCAACTATTTCATCACGGTATCCTTCAAACTGCATCGCCCTCAATAATTCAAGTCCCCACCACACAGCAAGCTTGGTATGTCGTACCAGGCCCCCAACACCGAGTGACACTTGTGGATGGTATTTGCCTGTTGTGCTGCACGGGCAGGTCCAGAAATAGTCAGGGCAGAGTTTGTCGAAACATTCTATGACAAAGTTTTTGATGGTTTTGTCGTGTATTAGATTTAGTTCATGCGCGAATATGGTTTCAGCTTTGCATAATGTCATCTAATTTCTCCCGCCTAAATCTTTCTGCGAAAATACATTTGAATCCATCAGGAATGTGATCTGGATCTACAATTTGACGATTATAACAACTTTCTATATAATCACACCGAAACGTAGCTTCACACTGATGTTCATTAGTATAGAATCTACCAGATCTAACCATAAACTGCATATTTTGAGCTATATCATAAAGTTCTTGTTCAAATGCCTTCAGTTCAGCATCAGTTCTGGTAAGCTCAACACATCGGAAATAGAACTCAGGACGTTCAGTAATGTCCTTGAGCAATCGGGCACCGAACATATCAGGTGTTTCGCGGATGGTGAAGGTGCCTGGTTTTGAACCGGGTTCAAGATATGCTTGCACTCCATTGACAGCAGGATGCAATAATTCTGTATATCCTGGTTCTGGAATACCAGTTACCACTTCAAACTCCTGCCCACAGTACATACCATCAGCCACGAACTTCTTACTGTCACCCTGAGTGAGTTTCTTCGGTCTAATTGTTGGCTTATGATACACATCGTACTTGACTGTGTTGATGAGTGGACCACCTTTTCCACAATTTTCACAAGGATGTGACAAGTGATTAAGACAACCGGGATGCTCACATGGTATTTCATTTTGTTGCATCCTTCTGGCAGCATAGATATACATAGTAGTCTGCACATCGAGGTTCAAGTGACCCCAATAAGTCGAATCAGAATCGATAGACTTGCTGGTTGACTTATGTTCCTTGACAGCTATACCGTTGGCGATCTCAATCAGTTTATCTATTCGACCTTTGATAAACACATCAGGTACAGGATGACCAGTCTGGGGATTGAGTAATGGCAGACTAAAATATTGTTCTGTCGCGACAACTGGTTCCAGTTGCTCACCATAATGCCAGCGATAACCGGCAAGTGCATGAAGCAATGTCACTCGCTCGACCTCTTTAGCTTCAGGATCATTGAACTCTATGCCCTCGTAAGCCTTGTTCAGTACACGAGTTACGACTTCCATGATGTCATCAGGGACCATACCTATGCCCTCACATATAGGGCAATCTTCTTTTATAAGTGGTAGCACTGGTCCAGGATGCACACAAGAACATTCGTTCCCTGGCACCAGGGCAGCAGTTTCAAGGAGCAGATGCCAGTTAGTTCCTACTCTTTGAGATTCCTTATCTTCGATTGGCCTAATACCGTAGACATATGCGTTCCTGAATCTGATCGGACAAGATTTGAAAGCTCCGATAGATGAAGCTGATAATATTAGTTTTTTCATTCTTGATTCCCCTTATTTAATGGCCAGTCAGCAGTCAAACCATTATTACCAAGATCTTCCTTATCATTAACCCAATCGACAGCATGGCGTGCTGAATCTCTCGTATATCGGTCTTGTCCCTCTTCAGGCCACTCATCCCAAATATCATCTTCGTCTAAGCCCTCTTCGAGCACCTGAATCTGGGCATCAAGTGCGGCCAGATTATCATCCCCAAACATAGATGTGGGACGTACATTAGGTCTAACTGTTTTAAGGGCTTCAATTTCTGTTTTGATTTGTTCTTTTATTTTCATTCTGGTTTCTCCATATTAGTTTCCCATTTAGTGCACCTTAAACACCATCGTTGATAGTATCTGTGATTAATAAAAACCCATGCTCCCCACTTATGTTCTTTCTTTAGCCAGCAGATTATTGTTCCGATCATTTGATCTCACTCCAATCTATTTTTTGGGTTATGGCTTTAGCTACGACATTTGCTATTGCTGATGCTGTTTTTCGTACTACGTCACGTGGTTGATCATCACGATCTAAGTCAACTTCAAACGTATAATCAACGTTATTAAGTTCAAACACACCTACAACTGTTTTGCATGTACGCCCACCACGTTGCATTATATCTGCCTTGACATTCAGAACTGTATTTTCCGGTAGTATGTTTTCTTTAAGTGTTGCTTCTTTAACTTTCTTCAAACAGTCATTGTAAAATTTACCGGCTTCAATTATATCTATCATACCCACTCTCCCATAAAATGTTCTAACTCTTCTACTCCGTGACATACGAAGTACAGCCCACCATTGTCACGCACTCGCTTCATTCTCTTTTGTTGACCGATACTTAGTGTACCGCCTGATCCACGCTTTGTTTCAATCTCGAAGTGTTTCCCCCAGTTATTTTTCAACATACCATGAATGTCACCAGAATTGATAATGCCGTAACAACCCCACTGCCCACGCTTATTCTGGAACGTACCAGCGTCATGTCGATTACACATTACATGGTGCTTTTTCAACCAAGACAGGCAATCAGCAAGAACCTCATGCTCAAGCTTCTTAGGGTCAACCGGCACCACCGGATGCGTCCTGATACTCCCGTCTTTAGCTCCGACACGTTTCACTTTCTCTCCCTTGCGTATCTGGTGATAGGCGTTGGCAAGGTCATTGAACTTTTGTTGTTTTGTTTGTCGGTGTTTCATGTTGATCCTTTTTGAACCGCTTATTACAGGTTTTGCAACGCTCGTTAGATTTTATTATCTTAAAAAAGGATGTTATCAAAGTACCTACTTTACGCCCATCACTTAATCCACAGGCTGTTCTCATATCTGAATCAGGTCTATCTTCAGGATAATAATGTGTTTTCACCTCAACACCCCCTCAATTTCTGACCAGCCCACTGTAACCAGTTATGTTTCTTCATGTGCTCTTCGGCCTGTTCGACACGTGCTTCAGGTTCCATCACATCAACCCGATGAATCGCACGCCCGACTGCGTATCTGATTAGGTCTATGTGTCGTTTGAAGTGTTTCATGCTGATAGATCCTCTCGATAATATATTGGCACACCCTTAAGATAACATCTGGGTAAACCATAGAGAATATTATTAGTACAACCTTGTTGTCGTGCTTTAATAAAAATAACTGTTTTGGATGTACCTTTCATGGCTCGATCAACGCCAACAATATAACTTCCGTCTTTGCCCCGCACCCATAGGTGCTTGATCGGTGATTTCAACAACTCACCAGGACACATAACAGCAGCCCCACATACGGTGGCCAGAGATCTGAGAAAGGTTCGGCGGTTCATAATGCAGGAATACCTCTTGCCATTACTGAATACCACTCTGGATATTTTATTTTGCACGCCGTTAACGCTTTATATACGGCTTCTATTTCATCTATAGTTAAAAGTGTTTTAGAAAACATAATTTTTACAGGATTATAACCTGCTTTCTCTAATTCTTTCATTACTGGTAAGAATGCTAAGATTTTACTTTTCATTATATCTATCATTTACAAAACCTTTCACTAATCTTCGCATCAATCCCCAAGGGCAATCCTTCGGCCCAAGCCGGACCTTGTAGCATTATATCACTCATAGTTTGCAAGTCTCTTTCAGCAGTTTCTTTCGGCACACACCCCACAAGTTCGTCATATGAGTGAAGTACAATCCTGATCCCTGCATCTTCACACTTCAACAACCAATACCCCAACAAACAACGACACATCGCCTGAATCAGATTCTCCGTGATAGATCCACCCCATAGGTGTCCGTGTAGATATTTAATACTGTTATCCTTGGGTGACACTGTAGCATGGCGATAGTTCATTATTCGCCCTGATGGAAGCTTCATATAAGTGGTGGATCCCTTTCGATAAAACGATAATCTGGCCGTTGACGAAATTTCATAGGTTGTCTTTTCGTTTGGATACTTGGTAGGCCACCGGAAACATTTTTCAATTTCAGTCCAAAATCCAGGAATACCCGCGTATTTACTTCGGTAGACCTTAATAAGTCGGTTAATAAAATCCCAATCGTATTCTCCACTATCGAAGAGGGGACGGAGATTATCATTTTGTCTGCAACGATCAAAAAAGGTATTAGCTCCCATCCCAAAACCACAGCCGAGTATGCCATCTTTCCCAAAGCCTCTTCTAATATCAGCCGTTTGGCCTTCAGGAGTTTTCTTTTCTTCCTCTGTTGGCTTCCAAACTTTCGCTTGAAATAAGTCTGTAGCGAACATAGAGTAAATATCTTCACCATCTGCAAATCCCTTCAAAAGATCATCCTGGTGTGCTACCCAGGCTAACTCACGAGCTTCTATTTGGGCACTGTCAACTATTATCAATGTATAGCCGTCAGGTGCCATTAATGTTCCCCGGACAGCAGCAATAGCCGGATGAATAAGCTTACCTGTTGCTCTATCTCTTTTGCCGCCTAAGTTGAGGGGATTCCAGCCACTCCCTTTAGCCGACCATCTACCAGTGTGACATCCATGATAACAGAGAGGCATCCTAATTTTACCATTACAACAATTAGCCTGATTAATCATATGCCTTACTTTACTTTGATGTAAAGACCAACTGGAACAGGCGGCTTTCGCCCGACACAACAGCCTTACTTTCTCATCTTTATGCGCTAATAATAATTGAAAAGCCACGTCATTCTTAGCAGTAGCCGGGATCATTTCGTTCTTGCCCTGTTTCATAGGCACAGTTTCGTCATCAGGTAAAACATCTAAAAGAATAGATGGAAAGATTTTCTTAGCACGCATTATCTTCGGGATGTTTGGCTTCGCCTTGGTTCTGTATTTGAGGACCCAAGGGACTTTTGCGAGATCTTCAGATAATGCCCTCTCCATATTATTTGCAATCTCCTTAGCTTGCAATACATCAAGTTTAAGGGTTGGCTTAAGATATAAGTTAAGAGTATGCCGAGCCAAATCAAGCTCTGTACCAGGATTATCAAGCATAGGCAAAAGAATTTCGAGTAGCGATTTTTCATTTGTGATGTCCCCTAAGCAATATTCCTTCATAGCTTGGCGTTGTTTTGGCGACATTGTTTCCCAGTACAGCCCTTTGAATTGTTTGGTGTCACCCTTAGCCGGGAGTTTGAATAGTTTACACAAGTCTTTCAATCCTTGACGCATACGACTATCAAAGTATCGGCTGAGGTCCTCGATGTCGATAGTGTAGGGCGGGTAAATGCCGAACTTCTCTACCAGGATCAGACAATCGAACTTGTTGTTCTTGGCAACCACTGTGCAGTTATGTAATGCCTTGCCGAATTTTTCTTTTAGCCGTTCGATCACATAAGGCACATGAGGACCAGAAATGAACCGTGGTGTATTATCATTAAACTGCACTCCAAGTCCAGTGAAACGGAACCGAGAGTCAGTGACATACTCAATAATTGACAAAGCATTCTTGCCTGTACCCAGGTGGTAATCGGCATCGAAGTAACACTCGAAGTCGAGCAGCAGAGTGTCTGATGGCCAGTCAATTTTGTCGAGGATTTTAGTTATCATTTCAGTTTCCTGAAAACTCGTGTTCTACGACAATTCTTGCAAGTGATACCTCGTTTGGTTATAGAACACTCGTCACTAAGAGCAACCAAATATCCCGTAATATCTCCATAACAACGACAAACAGGATAGCCATAATTTCCAAACTTTGATTTTTCGGACACAAAATGTTTAATCTGCTTCTTTTTCATATCACTGTCTCCTATGCGTATAAAACACATGAACTAACATCCAGAGCACTAATGCTATAACTGCGTGTTCAATTCTCATTTAAACCTCGACTTATGATATTTTTCACCTTGTCCACACGGCATGATGAAATGCTGAGGTATACCATCAATAATAACTGCTGCCGACAGAATAGGTCGTTTCCGCATGTGCTTACCGTAAGCAAATTGCCAAGCATCAACGTCAATCCCACAACCTACATCCATGCCAAATGTTCGTTGATCTGGATTAGCCGACCACTTGACACCTGATGCTGTGTGGCAATGCCCCATAGACACAGACATCAAATGGTCTTTCATGGCATTGTATGCTGGGTATAGGCCACTTCTACCAGTGCCGTGAAAATGATATACCTTATCAATAATAATATCCTCAACCCACTCCCAAGTCGGCGTATTCCATATTGTATTGAAGTTACGCAAATACTGAGGCGGGATGTTGACTGATTCCGCAAGCCGAATAACTCGCATATCGTGATTTCCTATGGTGATAATCGCCTTTGGAAAATCCCTATGCCACAATCGCATTTTTTGTTTGGTCAACTGATATTCGTCATTAGGACCAGGGCACATTGGATTCGCAGCGTGGAAACTAATCGCATGGTGATCACAAATGTCACCCTTTATGATTGTTTTGGTCGTCTTGTACTTTCGCCGCAGATCCCGGCAAAACGCTCGATACCCAGGATGTGCTACAGGTTCATGTGGATCGCCTATGTCAAGAACTCTGCTCATTTTATTCTCCCCAAAAACTCTTCAAGCATTTGAACTGTTCGATCTGCGTTAATATGAGCACGATTCCAAGGACGCGGGACGAGAAATGCCTTACCGCCAGCTTTGCAAAATCCATCCACATTCTCATCTTTATCATCAATGAGAAGCGTATCTGGCCTGGCCAGTAGATGTTTCGGAGCTTGAGTGATGATGGTGCGTTTTAGGTAAATAGGCAAATTACCATTTACCCACATCATTTTGCCGGATGCCGATTCAAGATTCGGCATAGGTGTAGTAAGTAAGTATACTTTCTCAAGCCCAAGCGTATTCATAATCGCTCGTAATATATTTCGCCCATCGTGCATCCACTCAAGATTATCCCAAAAGTTCGCAGTACAACAATCATTACATTGTTCAAAAGTGGCAGGAATATCATCGAATCTTTTAATATCGGTGAGCATATTCCACTTGCCTTTTTCATAAGGGTAATTGTTAATATCGTATGGCACACCTAATGCTTTATGCAGTCCACCAAGAAAATTAACAAGTACACCGTCAAGATCAAGCATTATTGTTTTTATCATGTCTTACCCCCTGCAAAAAATAACAAGCCATTCACAACTGCTAATAGGAACGCTGATATAGCTGTTGATATGCTATGGTCTTTGAGATCAACGATGCCGAGCATAACATATACCAGGATCAATCCTATGATTAGGGCGGTTCTTATAACTGTTTCTCCAAATACGCAGCCAAAGCCGCTTCTGCTTCTTTTTCTGTTGGCCAGTAGCCAGGGGCTTTGCCGAATTTATGATCCTGCCACCCTGTAGTGTTTTTATGAAGCTCATTATCTTTATGCAAATATTCATTCATTTCAGTTTTAACTTGCCACCCACACCGTTCCCCAATATCAACAAAGTCAATCTTCCACCCTTCAGGAACAACAAACGACTGAACATCTGTTTTTAGTAATTCATGCAACCACCCCATAGCGTTAAAAATGATACCACAAAGAGAATCTTCTAATGTGACCGATCCATGATTATCTGATGCAGGGAATCCATGCTCTAATAACCATACAGCTACAAAATGCCTTCCCAAACCATCAAGGTATGCTTCTTTAGGGATTCCTTGTTTCCAATTATCAAATTCTCGCATAGAGCCATCTGACTGTTTTCTATGAACATCCAAATATTGCACATATCGTTGTAGCACAATAGGTGACAGTGCTTTTACATAACTGAGTTTTCCTTCCACAGTATCTCTTGTCGCTCCGGTTTTGAACTCTCTCATATCGTTCTCCCAAAAAATAGTGACCAGCCCTAATGCCTTTCAGCCCCCGTTCCTGCTATTGGTGTGGTCACAAGGTGAGGATTCGGGCTGGTCGATTAAAACTTATGTATAACATCTGCATCCATATCAGGACTATAACTCAACACTCTGCCCTTCGGCTCGGTGAAACAAGCTCCCTTACCCTTCGCCCTTTGTAATGCTTTATAAACCGAATCGGGAGTTACTTCAAAATGTTCTGCTATTTCTTCGACAGACCAACCTTCAACACAATACAGGTGATGTCGCTTTGCTTCCAGCTTAGTTAATATCGGGAAAAAATGAGGCATTACTTTTTTAATGCGTTCCAATACGTCCGATATTACAGATTGACTGATATTCAGTTTTTTTGCTGCTTCTGTTTGGCTCAGACCATCGAAATCATGGTGTACTAATCTTAATATCTGTTCTTGTTTCTTTGTTATAGCTCGTTTCATATTATCCCTCTATACTACAGTGAGATTAGCCCTAATTATCGATTCCCCAAGAATAAATCTGAAAATTTTATGGATATTATTTTATCGGTCGTTAAGCACACAAGCTCTGGCCAGTCATAAGGGATACCCCAGGCGTGGAATATCTAACTGGCCATCGCTTGCGGGCTTAACTTAGGATAAAATATTTAATCGCCCACAATGTAACAATAATCAAGCCGGCATACATAAGAAAGTTAAATATCGCCACGAACATAGCTAATATCCCAAAACCCTTTAACATTCTATCACCTCACTTTCTGTTAAAACTTCATTATAATGTGGTTGTCCATCCATGATTCATAAGATAACATCTTTCCATGATGATCATAATCATTCGGATTACCAGTGTGCGGAGTACGCGGTCGAATAAACCCCTTATAGAAAAGCTGTGGAGCTTTAGCTTTAAGTTTCTTTAGCTGATAGTAAATCGTGTTCAAGTGACAGTGCATAAGCAAGGCTGCGTTCCCGTAGGTCAGTCCATAGAAATCCGGTGAACACAATCGGTATATCTGTTCCTGGCGATGTGTGATTAGTCGTTTCAATACATTACCTGTGCTGTTTCACTTGCTGTTGTTAATATACGCGGCATGTTTAATATTTTTTTAAGCTTATCAGCACATAATTTAATATCAGGTTGATATTTCCCATCGTGGTTAATCTCAATAATCTGACACGGTCTATGGTTATTACCAAAATACGCCGTACCAGTCAGAATTACGAAGTCACTGGTTAGTTCCTTCACAGCTCCGATCACAGCTTTATGTTTGTCGAATCGTTGTTCGATTTGGATTCTGTATAGCATTTGTCACTTCCTTTCATATTACATCTTTAATTTCTACGTATTCATCTTGTACTTCGAGATTTTCAAGAAGTTCTTTATCCAGATCGCCCATGTCAAATGCAATTTTTCTGGCTTGCTCTGAATTATCAGCTTCAATAGTATGTTCAGTAAATGTCACATACGGTATATAAACTTTCCACTTCATATCACACGTTCCTTTCAATCTTAATCGTTACATTTTCGGTTAACTCGTACGCATCGAGTGCTTGTTCAAAAAACTGTCGCCATGAGTTATAAGCGTACATATCCGCTGATTCAATATTATCAAGCTCAACCTCATGCTCGATATACTCATCTATAAACTGAGCCAGTGGTTTCGGCTTGTGTGGACAGTCAACGTTGTGCTTACATTCTTTACAGTCACCGTATTCGATCATTTTTCTATCCCACTTTCCCAGGTCTTAATACAATCCCCAATATAAGTTAAACCATAAATAAGAGCTAATGCGATATTGCTACATCCCACCACAATACGATCTCCCCCGTTAACCGGTTTACTCTTATTATTATTGTAGCTTTTAATCGGCGACCAATTTGCTTTTATTTCTTGTTCTGTTTTTCCCATATCTTACCTTTACTTTCTATTTACTATACTTACGTTCCAATGACTTCCGAGAAGCCACTATTTTTTCACAGACCAGCTTCGCTACCTGCTCGGCATCCTTAATACCATAAGATGCAATAAACCTATCAGCGAAGCTCTGAGCTATCCCTGGTATCGGCTTATCGAGTTTGTTACTGCGTTTGTTTTTGGCTCTCATCTGATTATATCCATAGTTATCTGTTTGGGCAATGATTCATTTTCATCTGCGAGATATTGTATCCATGCTGCTGCATCGCCCCAAAAATTAAATGTTTTTGTTTCAATAGAATCATCTTCAAACATAACAGCCACTTTCACTTGGTACATATCATTACCTACCTTTCCGCACCTGTAATGGTGCTGTTTAGTTTTTCTGTTCTGCTTTGGTTATAGCATTAACGTTTATAGAACATAATTTTCTCAACATCGAGATTACTACATCATTTCGACCTTGTAATGCTTGTGCTAATACCATCGGAACATTTGGCGTTCCATCTGTCCCCTTCAACGCATCCAGCAAATCAGGAGCAGCAGCTATCAGGTGTGCGTTGGCTTCGGCTTCAAACATATCAACGCACAAATTTGGCACGCCCATCATTGGCATTGTATTAGCAATAACACGAGCATCTTCATCAACTACAAGAATAGATGAAGATACAACCCACTTTCTTTTTGTGTGATTCATCCCACCACCTCACTTTCATTTTCTGTTACAATATTAGCAACTCGTTCCTGTAATTCACATTCACCATCGGCTGCACAATCACTGTGCTGTTGGCAGTGCTCGATACAGGTCAATTCCTGCTTTGTTAATCGTTGTGATAATATTATATGGTTTTCCATTAGTCTCTCCACTTAAACAATACTTGATATTCACCTACTGCTGTTATCTCTACATTAGACAACGCAACAATCTCATATCCTGCTCGGAGTAAATCAGGAATAAAACCTTTGAACCACCGGAGTAGTGCTGCTGCTGATGAACATCCGCAGTATTCATTTCTTTTTGTGGGCCGCTTAATGTCATAGTATGGCGACGGATGTATATTACCTTCACTGTGCTTGCCATGCGCATCGTGCATTTGTTTCACTACATCTGACCTAACAGCTAACTCACCACCAACGTCATATGCGCCACGCGTTCTGTCCTGCTTTGATTGTATGCGATAGACGGTGTTCATATCCTCACTTCCCACAATCGCATTTATGCTTCCGGCCATTCATATCACAACCGACTACGCGGTTGCATTTGACACAACGTTTTTGGTTTTTAATGTCTTGCTCTGGTTGTCTCATATTGTCACCTACCTTTCAATCACAAGTATACCATATTCGTTTCGGCTTGTCAAGTGTTATTTTATTTAATTCTAACAATACGAAGATATAGAGGGACTATCCCGAACAAAAACCATCCACTTAAACGATATTTGACCAGTCCCCCAAGACTCGTACTATACCATTCTCGTCTCGATATACTATCATCTTTACCCACTTTCCGGCCTATCGGCCAAATCCAAAGTCCTCACGTTCGCTGTACTGGACGATCTTCGGTTAGTTAGTCTTATTGTACTGCTCATAGTCCGCGCCATCTGCCTTCCCTGCCTGGTCCTACTTTAATCCTATAAACAATAGGCTTGTTCCCGTCTGTAACAACACCTAAAAAAGAATTATACACAACGGTATTTTTAGTTATAATCAACCTGCCATTGCCATCGGAGCTAATGTCTGTAACAAAAGGCCCAGCGGATGTACAGCCACTAATCAGCATCCCTATTACAACCAATACTATCAATAACTTTTTCATTGCTATGTCCTCACTTCCTGAGCAGTACAGATACCCTGCTCGATTAAACTCTGTGCGTTCCGACCGAACCAGCCCTGCAACGTCCATGCCAGACCAGTATCGATTAAGTGCTGCCATGCTTCAATCTGCTCTGTTTCGGTTGCGTTTTCGCCTTCGCAAAAACCTTCTGCTATTGATACTGCTTCGTAGTTTGTCATTTTTACAATCCCCCGTTTGTCTGTAGTCTCTGTTCTCGTAATTCACCACTAAACATATCCGGCGTTCCAGTACAGAACGCTTGCCAGCGTATATCTTTGATATTAACTGCTTCGCGTTCCTCATCATGGTACTCTTTACAATCAGTGCAGACATAATCAAAACCGTAGTGTTCGCTCTGGTCAACAGCAATCATGCTATCAGCACCTACATAAGATTCGCAGCACTGGCACTCTCCGATTGAATAACATTCAATACAGAATAAATCTTTGTCCTCTATCATCATATCATCGCAGCTATCTATTCCATATCCGCAAGCTGAGCATACAGCAAAAAACTCAATATCTTCATTGTCATTGAACCACTGTAAAACGCCGGAAATGTGAACGGGATGAGTTTCTTTGCTGAACGCCTTAATGTCCTGCTTGTTGCTTAAATCATAGATATACGTATGCGTTTCGTCCCGTTCTATTAGTGCCAGTGCACCTTTTAGGTTGTCGATACCTGCTCTGCCAGATGAGTGTATATCATAGAACGTTCCTTGTTTGTCGATGTAAAAGTAATTCCGCTCCCAAAAACAACTGTCATAGCCACCGCCCTGATATTGTACTAAAATGTTAGTTTTCATTGTATTAACTCCTGTAAATCTTTTAGTGTGAACACACCCAAACGTTTTGAACCGCCACCATTAGAACCACTGGTTAAATCAATAGTACATTCATTCTCTTTGGTCTGCTCATTGTAACGCATAAAGACTCTCGCCCCAATATCCCATCCTCTAATATGTCCATCGAGTCCTGATTTTTTACTTCCCATTCTTGACGCTGCTCCTCTGCTGCCTTGTATATCCGCGTAAAACTGTGCCATATTATATCCTCACTTTCTCGTTATATAGTTTGTTCTGCTTTGGTTATGGTAACTTCAAGAGTATGCCATACAACAGATAGGTTACTTTTCCTTTTGTTTATTGCTTCATAAATAGCTTTTTTAGCATCTTTACATGCATCCAGCAAAATCGCCTTGTCGGCAGTATCTTTTGAAATTGTATAGCCACAAGTCTCACAAATTACCCAGTCTGAAATAAATGGCGTATCGTAATTGATGTCGATGTCCTGTTTGCCTTGTATTTCGGCTTGTTCACCGCATTGTTGACACTTATACATTCGTTACCTCACTTTCACTTTCTATAATAACCTGCTCCCGCATTCAATCACTTCCAACAAAACTACATCCTGTTCGTTATACTTCTTAAGCCAGTAGGCCAGCTTGCCGATGTCCGATTCGATAGACGGGCTATCAGAGACAATCTCGATAATCAGCGATTTTTCACGTTGTCCCTGCCAAGCTCCGTTTGCGTTGATAATCGTATAGCCGTCCGGGAACTGGATGTCGAGACGGTCGGTTATCGCTGCATAGTTTTTGTTTTCGGTGAATATTCTGTATAGTTTCATCGTTTCCCCCATTTCCGCTCTGTTATAATCCAGCACCAACCTTTCGGCCATGTTCCTGCATTTACTTTGTTAATAAAATCTCCGGCATGTTTAGTTTTTTTGTTTACGACTAACCAGCCTAAATAATATACTGTGCCGCTTGGGTTATATTTAAGACCAAACGCAATACCTTCCGTAAACCAAAAAGTATATTTGCCGATGTCTAATAATGGACACAAATGCCATCCTCGCCACCAAATATGTTTTTTCATAGTGTTACTCCATATATGGACAGCCAACACTTTCTCGCCAGCCATCATCTCGGCCGCAATCATTACACTCTACATTCTCACATTCAGTCGGTATGTTGTGGAAGCCATTGCGTTCGCAGTCTTGTTTTAATGCTGTTGCAAGGATGGCGATTGTTTGTTCGCCTTGTTTTATATCCTTGACATCTAATTCTATCGCTGTGATAACACTATCGTCATCACATAATCGAATATGGACTGTATAACTCATATCATATCCTCACTTTCCCGCCCACTATCGGGCAAAACCAGTGTCCGGCCTTGCACCGGACTGGCTGCTGGTCTGGTCTGTGATTATAATAGTGAACCAGCTAATCGTTTGGCCGTTTCAACAGCTTGTTGACAATCTAATTTTTTTGGATAACATCTTTCGGCTGAATAATTTTCGTAATCTATTCGCAACCAGTATTTATAACTTAGCATGTATTTGCTGGTCAAGTTATTGTTGTTTTTGTTCGGGTCGTTTTTGCCCTCAAATGTTCGGCGTTTGATTTCAAAACCTTTGACATTTGGATGTATCATCTTCATTCTAATCCTCACTTTTTGTTAGCCACTATTGACTATGTAAAGTATAACACATTCTCAAAGACAACGCAAGACAATTCTCAGATTTATTTGAAAATTCTTTTATCGGACGATCTTCGGTCTGGATAAGAATATCTACCCAGACACAGAATAGGCTGTTGTGTGTTATTATGGCGGTTGTGTCTGGATAGGTCTGGGTATAAAATAGTTACCCAGACGCTTGTAAACTCTTGACAGTGTTGGTCTTATGGCTGATTATGGTCTATATGTCTATATACACTATACAAACTACTTCTTAGTAATATATAAGGATAATAGGGTATAGGTAGCTAACCGTTATAAGCGGTAAATATATGTATAGAGAGTAGTTTACAACGTCTATATAGACATATTGGCCATTTTCTGTTGTAACCCCATATACCATAAGGATTTATATCGGTCTGGATAGATTTTCGTACCCAGACGTAGGGGGGCAAATGTGTGTTTTTAGTCTGATTATGCTGATTTTCATATCGGACGTTGGCAATCTACCCGGACGTACCTGGACACAAGTTGTACTGGCTCTAAGAAAACCGCTCTCGCCCTACCAGTTTCACATTACTAAGTGTCCATAGTGATTTTAGAGCTATTCCGTGTTTTGGATAATCGGACGTTGTGATAAATGAACAGCCGGCTAATTATCGTTCTGATAATAAATCGGCTGTTGGCGAAGTGAGTGCTGGAGTGATTATTGTTTGATGTTATGCTTTGTTAATATTTTACGGGCTTCATCTTTTGTCATGCCGCCCATTATCATAGCTCCGACATCAGACATTTTTAACGTGCTTTTTGCTATTTTAATTTGATGTTTCTCCGGTATTGTTGCCATCTTCTTATCCTCACTTTCCCTGATTAGTAACCCGTTTGAACAACCTGAGATAATCACGCCATAACTGGTTCGCCTCTGGTTGCGTGATACTACATTGTGCGACAAGCATATGTAGTCTATTGCGTTTCATGGTCTTCATTTTAAGGCCTCTCACGTTCTCTCTACTGGACGTTAGCACAACGATAGGTATGCCGCTACTGCGAGTATCAGTATATCGTGCAACGTGATGTTGTTGAATAGTCTATTCATTTTATTCTCCATAGTTTATGTCCACACGTTCTGTATCTTCAAATCCATTATCAATAGAGTGTACTGGCATAAGCTCGCCATCGTCTCTGTTAATATTGTAAACATAGGCCGTTGCATCTGGATTACATTCTTGTAATCTCTTAATTATTTCTCTGACTGTCATATTCAATCTCCTTAACACAAGCACGCATACACTAAAGCCACAAGCCATAGCATATTGCGTGCTGTTATATTATTTAATATCTTTATACGCTTCTGCTTTTGTCTTAAAATCGCCATGATAATATCCTTCGACCCAAAGGAACCAACGCCATTTATTGCGATACTCATGGTCAACAGCTTGTTGATTCTTACGTTGGTCATATACCAATTTGTATTGCTTGCCACCTATCCGTCCTATTTCGTGTCGTGTTCTCATATGTATAGTATAACACACACAAGTCACAAATGCAAGTAAAATCTTTATTTATTCTAAAATATACTTATCGGACACTGATAGCCGGTCGGTGATGGTCTGGTTTGATTCGAGAGTCCCCCGCCGCCACCCTTGTTATCGGGCGTTGGGAGTCCCTGGTCCCCCTTCCTACCCAAACCCGACACCCCATTTTCGGTGTTAGATAATCACTTAACAATAGCGGGACCTGGCCAGAAAAAATATTTTATTTTTATTCCCAGAATATTCTCTGGAAAAGCGATAATTAAGGCTAATCGCCCGGTATTACAGAGGCGGTATGTTTTTATGTTGGAGAATAAAAATGGGACGTAGACTCAAGGTAGGGGATACAGTTAGGGTCGTAAAATGTACGTGTGTGGGTAGTAGTTCTGAAATAATAGGACATAGTGGTAAAATTACTGGTTACAGAGACGGGAGTGCACACCCATATGGTGTGTTTTGCGGGGGTGAAACATATTTTTTTAGCACTAAAGAACTTTTCAAAATATCATACAGGTAAGCAGCCCAGGATGGCGACTCAGAGTATACCTGACAAGATCGTTGCCTGGGCCATGCTTACCCCGGAATGTCAACCCCACGTTGAAAGGAGAACACATGATTGAACCGCTAAAAGACAATGTGATAGTCGAACCTGTAGTTAACCCGGACCTGATACCAGGCGGGATTACCTTACCTGAACGTTCCAGAGATGCTCTTCGATTCGGCAGAGTAGCGTATGTTGGCCCTGATGTACAAGGCCTTAAACCAGGTGATACTGTGATATTACCGACTTGGAACGATGATGAGTTAGAAATTGATGGCAAGAAATACATCGTACTCGCAGAGAAAGCTATAAGTGTGAGGATCACCGAATGAGCCTAACCATGACTGTATTGAAGGAAGGTGATGAGTGTCAGTTCTTTGCCGATGAGTTTCCTACAGAACCCGGAGTTAAGTTTGCCATGTCAGCCAAGCCAGCGACATTTATACGCAGATATATGTTTCAACAGGATACCGGCGATCATGGTCCCCTGTTGACTATTCCACTCGCCGATGCGAAGAAAATGGCTCAGGAGATACTTAAACTATGAACCAAACCCAAATAGGTAAGATCTACGATAGTTTCCCTGAGGGCCAACAGAACATCCCCCGTGCAGAGTTCATCAAACGAGCGATGAATACTATGAATTCGGCCAGGTGTAAGAAGATTCTCAATATAATGGCCGAGAAGAAACATCGGGGCCGGGTACAGCGAGCGGTTATAGACAGTGCGATAACCAGGGGAACGTGATGAGTAAGTTCTATGTAGCTTATGAAGATAAAGGCCCATCTGGTCCATGTGGACAATCAGTAGAATGCACAAGATCTCATTATGATCTGTATATATTTGACGATGAAGAAAGTGCCAGGGCGTTTATATCTAAAGCAAGACCTAACGCAAGTAGAGTGATGCCAAAGGTCGTTGGGTTCTGGTCAGAGGATATGGGAAATGTTATTGCGATAACAAGATGAAAGAAGAACTACTCAAGCATATCAAACCAGGCGAGTTTACGTTTTGTAGCAGATGTGGTTCTATATGCAGACGAGGGAGCGAAGCTTTTATGTGTGTGCGTTGTAGATGCTCTATGTTTAGTAGGAAAGAAGTTACTGAATTGGAAAAACAAATAATGTTTGCCGAACAATCACTTGAGCAGAGTATGAGTGATTTATGCAAGGCCCATAGACAATATATAGCTGAAGTGCGTAGTGAAGTAGAGGAGATAACTAATGCCAGTAGGTGAACAATATTCATGTGACAACAGTGGTAACAGAGTTCCAGCCGTTGTAGAAGCATCTGATCCCGTAGCCGCGAGCGGAATAACATTGACAATTACTACGAGTGGTACGGATTATACACAGACATTGGTTGCTGGCCAAATGTATGTTATAACGTTTGTGGGCACAGCGGGCAAAGTGATGCTTGCGGGTATAACAGGAGTGACATCTACGGCAGCAAATGTCGAATGGATATTCATGGCCAATGTTAATTATATCTTCCGTATGCCGTTTGGTAAGACTACTCTGTATTTTGAAGCTAATGAAAGCAGCACAGTAGCGTATGTTAGGAAACTTGCAGAATGAAAGACGATCACGGTAAAAAAGTAGTAGCCGGTAAACTGCTCTCGAAGTTCATCCGAGAGATCGCCAGCGAAGAGTATGACGATCCGATCATCAAAGCCAGAGGTGAAGAGGCTGTGATGGTGACTAAGGCCGAAGCCATTGCAAGACATATATGGAATGTGGCTCTTGGTTATGTAGAGGAAATTGATATATGCAAGGATGGAGTTAAGACGGGTGTTAAATTAGAAACCCACAGACCGGATAAATGGGCGATTAGTATTATCTGGGATCGGATGGAAGGCAGGGTAGGTCAGGCAGATACTAAGGCGGGTAATGACAAGGCAAGTCTTGCTGATAAAGTATCTGAACAGGGTAAGAAACGCCTGGCCCAGATAGCGAAATCGAGTATTAAATGAAAATAATATTTGTTACTACTACATTACCACTTTTAATTGGGACATTAATCGGTCTTGTTATCTTCATGGTAGCAGAGTTCTTTGAAAAGTAAATAGTGTGATTGATATAGCAGAAAAACTGAAGCCAGAACTTGCGACACCTTTTCCGAATATTCCTGAAACGTGGAAATGTTCCAGGACTGGGTTGGTAGTCCCCAAAAGAGAATTGCTCAATATTAATTACCGAGCAAACGTCTTACACGATGCTGAATATGATAAAGGCTTCCAGGCTGATCTAATGGCGGCAAGTAAGGAATCTCTTTTGTTCTGGGTTAATACATTTGTGTGGACATTCCACCAGTTTGATGTAGAAGGTGACACAGGAGAGCGAAAAGAAGCCGAACAAGTCCACAACCCGTTTAATTCGTGGGAGATTCAGGATATTCTCTTTGAACGTCTGGTGTGGCATCTTGCTAACGCTAAAGACATCTTGATTAATAAGTCTCGTGATATGGGTGCCTCGTGGATCTGCACCATATTTTTGCACTGGTTGTGGTTGTTCAGACCTGATTCACAGTTACTCGAATTGTCACGTACAGAGCCATATGTAGATCAGGCTGGAAACATGAAGGCGTTATTCCAAAAGCACGATTACATCAATACTTGGTTGCCGGAATGGATGGTACCACCACAGTGCGGTGTAGGACAAAAGTATCGCACCAAGATGCACCTTTATAACATTCTCAATGGTTCTTGTATTGATGGTGAATCAACTACAGAGCACGCTGCGTCTGGTGACAGACGACTTGTGGCTTTATTGGATGAGTTTGCCAAAGTGAAGCATGGGCAGTTAATGCGTTCTGCAACACGAGATGCGGCTTTGTTGCGTATCGTAAATTCGACTGTGGCGGGTCCCGGCACTGAGTACAGCAAATGGAAGAACGATGGAACGATCATAGTGTTTCCGTTGATGTGGTGGGATCATCCAGATAAAGGCAAGGGTAGGCGTGTAGATCAGGATCGAGTGACAAACGCATGGAAAATTCGGTCCCCGTGGTATGATAATGAAGCAGAAGTCAGGTCACCAAAGGAAATGGCAAGAGAAATCGATGCCAATGATCTTGAAGCTGGTTCGACATTCTTCACTGTCACGAATATTGATAAACACATAGCGATATTCGGTAAGCAACCTAAGACGCGTTGGGACATTGATCTGGCCAGGGGGGTACCGAGTGACAGTATTCCAATGATCCTTAAGAAAAAGGATCTAAAGAAAGTAGTATGCAAGAGAGCGGTTAAGGGCAAGCTTAAGATCTGGGTTAATCTGATAAATGGCAGGTTGGATCAGAATCTCGATTACGTTATTGGTTTCGATTTGTCTAAAGGACAGGGTGCTTCCAATTCAGTCGGATCTATTAAATGCCGACAGACTGGTGAGAAAGTAGGTGAGTGGGCTGACGCTAATACGCCACCTTTTGAAATGGCTCGTGTCGGTGTGGCCTTGGCTTTATGGGTTGGCGGTCGAAAGAAATTGCCGTTTCTTAAATGGGAGATGAATGGTGATCCAGGTTTTGATTTTGGTAAGCGAATTGTTAAAGAGTTTCATTATCCGTACTATTACCGTGACATTAAAGTTGGGAATATTAGGGATAAGAAAACTAAGAAATATGGTTGGCACAATAATGCGAAGTCTAAAGGTGAATTACTTAATGCGTATGACCGCGCATTAGCTCATGGTGGCTATATCAACCATTCTATAAAAGCACTTGAGGAAGCCAAGACTTATATTTATAATGATGATGGATCGATTGGACCAGCATGTTTGGTTGAAGAGAGTTCTTCTGCAAAAAAGACACATGGCGATAGAACGATGGCTGACGCATTAACTATAGAGGACAAGTATTATAAGATGAGGAACAGACAAGAGGCATCGGAATCTAAAAATGACATGAGAACAGCCGCAGGGAGAAGAGTAGCATTGAAGCAGAAACGTGCCAAGTCGAAGGGGTGGCGAGCTAAGTTTGATTTTAGAGGATAGAGAATGAAATTATATCACCAAACAAAAATAGAAAATATTGAATCTATTCTAAAAATAGGTTTAATTCCGAATAAATCGGGAATACTATATCTGTCCCCGCGTTCAGATTTAGGTTTTGGTGATGTTACTTTAGAAGTTGAAACTGGAGACAATAAACTTACCGCATTTGATGATTGTAAAGAATGGGAAGTTTTATGTTGGGGTGGAATAGAACCTTCTAACATAAAGATTCTGGAGAATGTTAATGCCTGAGTATTTTACACCAAACAAATTCGCTCTCGCAGTCAAACAGGGATTCGAGAGAAACCGAAGGCACCGAAGAGCCAGGGCGATGTTCATCAAGGAATATGTTGGAAGATATTACGCATCTGAGTACGGCTTGACTGGTGAAGAACCAATCAACTTGATATTCAATACTATTCGTGCGACAGTGCCCAATCTCGTGATGAAATCTGGTATTAATAAAGTATCAACTGCGATTGTTGAATACGAACAATATGCTTATTTACTCGGACTTGCATTAGACAAAGGCGACAAGCAGATAAAGATTAAAGATACATTGCGTGCCGCTATTGTTGATGCGTTCTTTATGATGGGTATAGCCAAAACTGGTTTAGCTGGTGGCGGCCAGATATTGAACTTCGGTGACATATTTATTGACGAAGGCCAAGTGTACACCGATCTTGTTGACTTCGATGATTTCACTGCTGATCCGTCATGCAAAGACTATCGCAAAGCAGCTTTTCTGGGTGACAGGAATCGAGTCCCGAGACAGATTTTGTTGGATGATGATGAGTTTGACCATGATCTCGTAATGAAAATACCGAAATCGACTCATCCTAATGCCAAAGATAAAGTTGAATCTCTTAGTAAGAGAAATTTCAGCGATAGTGAGATGTACACGCTTCAGGATTTTGTAGATGTTGTAGAAGTATTTGTACCAGGAGCTAACGCACTACTTACTATACCAGACCCACACCAAATAATTCTTCCTGAGTATCTTGCCGCACGAGATTACTATGGTCCGAAAGAAGGACCATATTCCATACTTGCTTTAACACAACCTGTGCCTGGTAATCCATTTCCGGTAGCTCCGGTTGGGATTCATTATGATCTACATGTGATGGCCAATAAGATGATGGTCAAACAAATGAATCAGGCTGACCGCGAAAAGAGTCTTGGTATTGTAGATCCGGCAGGTGCTGATGAGGCTGAAGATATAAGAACCACTGAAGATGGTGGGATGGTGATGGGCAATCCTGATACTGTCAAGGTAATTACTTTTGGCGGCAATAATGTAAAAAGTGAATCCATGCTTCAGCAGTGTCAGATATGGCATAATTATATGTCAGGTAATCCAGATCAGATGTCTGGTTTGGTATCTAATGCAGAATCAGCTACACAGGCTAATATTTTGCAGGCTAATGCGACTATCACTATCGAAGATGCACGCGGTATGATTTATGATTTTGCAGCAGATACTGCCGGGAAGAGGCTTTGGTATTTGCATACTGACCCGTTTATGGATGTTATGCTTTCCAGAAGAAAACCAGGTGGTGAGAATATTCAGTTGCATTTGACACCGGAACAAAGAGATGGTGATTTTCTTGATTATGCAGTTACTATTAAAGCAAGATCAATGTCACGTCTTGATCCGGCTGTTAGAACTAAACGTATTGTAGAGTTTGGTACTAATATTGTTCCGAGTATTTATAATACTGCTGCGGTGGCACAACAGATGGGTAGATCATTTAATCCCGATGCGGCTCTTACTGATATAGCAGAAGAGCAGGGTATTCTTGATGATATTCAGGACTGGTTTGATGATCCTGGTTTATCACAACGTATACAATTAGTGATGGCGATGAATCCTCAGCCAGCAGGTAAGGCCACACCAGGACAGAGTGGTGGTATTAAAGGTATTGCACAACAATCTAAAACACAGACTCCATTTCAGGAGAGAAAACAAACAGAACAGATAGGGGCAAATGAGAGCCAGTCGGCCAGAACAAGTGAACCAGGAGTATAATTATGCCATACGATAAATATAATTCACTGAAAAAGAAAAAAAGTAATTGGGTTTCCAGACTCAAGAAAAGTGTTGCGTTATTGAGGGGTCCGGGCCATAGTCCAGCCGGTAAAAAATATGCCGCCAAGAAGAAACAATATACGTCTATGGCAACTAAAGGTGTTGAAAGGCGATTGAAAGCTGCTGGTCTTACAGATGCAGAAATAAAAAGATTGAGGTAACAATATGCCGCTATATAAATTTGCTTGTGACTGTGGACACAGACAAGAAGTGACATGGCCGATGAGCCGGTCCAATGAGCTTATTGTGTGTGCGTGTGGTAAGGAAATGTATCGAGAGTATAATTTCCATAATAAGAATATGAGTTATAGCCGCCCTATACATTCAGATTCACTTGCCATAGCACCAAGTCAACGGGTAGAACACGAGCAAAGATTTCCTGATATAAAACTTGATGTTGCTTGTCGTCCTATTTTCGATAATGTGCAGACGCACCAGAAATATTTGAATGATTGTAATTTGGTGAAGGACCGCCAGAAATTGAAAGTCAAGGGAGTGAGAATAGCCTAATAAATTATCTTACCCTCTAAGAATTATCTTAGAGCAACATAATGAAAGGGTGCAGGAATGAGAAAAGCAATGGAATATCAAGAACAGGCTACGGAAACTACTGAGGCCGAACACACAGAGTCTTTGAAAGATGCGAATGTAGCTGTTGAAGATGTTAAACTCGTAAATACAGTGCAGGAGAGGCTCGATAATCTGCGTGAGATTACAAAAGAAGAAACGACAGTTTCAGATGAAGAGAATGATGATTCTACCTCTGAAGTTAAGGATGGTAGTGACGCACAGGAGAGCGATCAGACAGAATCTCAAACTGAATCAACTGAATCTACCTCGGAAGCGGAAGTTAAAGAGGATGGCAGTATCAAAATACCGGATGCTTATATGCGGGCTGCTGTTCATCACGGATTGAATAAAGAAGATGTTGGTGACATGGTTAAGGCTAACCCTGAATCAGCTATGAAGTTGCTTGAGAGTTGCTACTTGAGCGTTAATAACGCATCGCGCGAATGGTCAGAATTAGGTCGTGCAAAGATTGAAGTGGAACGTGCAAAGACTATAGAGCAGACTGTTACTGAAGTAGTTGAGCAGGTAGACCCAACTATGGCGGCTAAAGTCGCTAAGTTGAGGAAAGAGTACCCAGATGATCCGCTGATTGAAGTTATCATCACTGATCTGGAAAAGAAACCTAAACCTGTTCAGCAAGTACAACCTGTTCCACAGGCACGGCAGAATTACGAAACTGCGACTGCACGAGCCAATGTAGCAGGTAACCTTGCTATTGACCAAAGGGTTAATGCTTTCTTTGGTGCCGACACTATGACACCCTATGATAAGTTCTATGGCAAACTTGAACTTGGCCAGATTCCAGAAGATCTTACTAATGGTCAGCAACTTAACAGAATCACTGTTCTTCAGGAAGCTGAATTTATAATGGCCGGGCACAATAGTAGGGGCCAAAAGATCGAAGTAGAACAAGCTCTTGAGAAAGCACACTTCATTGTCACTGAACCTATTAGAAAGCAAGTGATACGTGATGGCATAAAGGCAACTGCGACAAAGCGTAAGAATAGTATGACGCTCAGACCGTCTGAGAGCAGACGTACAGGTGATAGTCTTAATACTGGGTCATCTAAACCAAGAAACAGAAGTGAATTGGAATTGTCGGTCCAACAGAATTTAGACCGTGTATTTAAGAATTAAAAAGGAGTAAGAAATGGCTGGAACAAAGAATGCAGATTTGATTGATCTTATTGCAACTACTCTGCCGAATCTTCCTGAGCAATACTTTGAGGTAACGTGGACTAACAACGACTACGAAGCCTGTCGTATTTATCAGAGAGAGCGAATGGAGATTGATGGTGGAACTTCAATCAAACGTAAAGTTATGTTTAGTCCGACCGGGAATGCTCGTTATCGTAGACTTTTCGATACCGATGATCCTGCTGTGTCGGATGTGATGGTTGAAATTGATGTACCCTGGACTCAGATAGGTACACATTATTCTTGGGATATTCTTGAGATTAAGCGTAATGCTAATTCCGCAAGGGGATTCATTCGTTTACTCGAAACCAGACGGATCGATGGCCTGTGGAGTCTTGCAGATTTGATCGAAGAGCGTTTCTGGAAAACCCCGGATAGTTCAACCGATGATTTGAATCCATATGGTGTGCCGTACTACCTCAATATGTTAGATGTAGGTGGGACAACTGCTGGTTTCAATGGAAAAAATGTTGTTTTCGGAGATAGGAGTCTAAGTGTTACTTGTGCAGGTATTAGTACAACCACTGAGCCGAGATGGGCTAACTGGGCGGCTGTTTATACGAAGGTGGACAATGCTTTACTTGAGGCTTTTCGTTTAGCTTTTACGAGAACCAAATTCAAAGCTCCGTTGATTATCAACGATCCGTCACAGGCACGTAATGCTGCCAAGAGAGTTTATTGTAACAGTGATACTATCGTGAAGTTACAGGTATTAGCTGATGCAAGAGATGATTTCCATCGTGGTAAAGATGTACTTGGCAATATTCGTATCGATGATGGTGCTACAGTGTATCTGAATCGTTTGCCGGTTGTCTATATTACTCAGCTTGATGATGCACAAGTTGCACCCACAGGTGCCGCTTCTGCAACCATGGAAGTAGATCCGATCTATTGTGTGGACTTCGAGAAGTTCATCCCTTATGTTCAGGATGGTTACTGGATGGAAGAGGGTGAGCCGATGACTGATAGAACTCAGCATACGACTTTCACTATTTTCCTGGATGGTTCACATAATAACCTGTGCGTTAATCGCAGACAAGCGGGATTCGTTTTACATAAGCCTATTGTGGCTTAACCAACACCAATCATGTTGGTGTAACTGAAATATTAACCTGGTGGGGTATGATAGCTCCATTGATAACAGGAGAATAAAATGAGTAGAATACAAAATATGGGTGTGGGTGCCTATGATGTT